AAGCCGGTACCGCTAAAGCCTGCCAAGTCAATGGCCAACGCCATACCAGTTAGCATGTCTTCGCGCACAATCTGCTCAATGGCTGGTGATGACTGACGCATCAGCTCAAACGTAAGCGGCACAATACCACCAACGTGTTTACCGCTTAGCGTCACGTTACCAGTCGTTACGTCTGATTCCGTCGCGTTCTCTTTTTCTGCTAACCAGCCAAAGGTTGCTGAAGCGGTTTTCTTCGGCATGGATACATTGCCGTTCAGACCAGGAAGGAATCGAGCGCCCAGTTTACCCAGCAAGGTATTGGCGCGCATGATATCAATGAACTGATTCGCCATGTGCTGGGTACCAATCAGGCCAGAGTTGTTGGCGGTATCGGCACGTTGAGAACTGAAGATGCTCACCGGCACAATCAGACCACCACCGACAACAGAGCCACCTTGGCTACGCAGTTCTTGAGACATTTCACGCTCAAACCCTGCCTCTGACCAGTCGCCAGACATCTGAGCATTCAATGCACGAACCAGTGAGTATTCTCGATTTTCACGCTGCATCATCTCGTCACTCATACGAGCGGCGGCTGGCTTCGGTTGTGCTGACGCTTGTTCGAATGCGGCTGCACGGAATTGTTCGATCGACATACCATTCTCGATAGCGTCGTCGCGTAGCGCACTTAAATCCCAAGGGGCATTTTCTGCCGCACGGGAAATTTCAGCGATACGCTTGCGTTCATCTGAGCGTACCTGCTCATTGGTGATAGTCGGAGCAGCTGGCGCAGGAATAGTTTGCTGACCACCGTCACGTTGCTGTTCCACTTGTTCATTAGTTGAAGCTGGCATGTCTGCCTCCTTTTTAGTTGATGGTTCGTCACTGCGACCGACACCGACACTGGCGTCGGCAGGAACAGCAACAATAGAAATTTCGGTAGGTTCCCAATCGGTAACCTTGATGGTGTCAGGTTGACCGTTTTCACCTTCGCGTCGCTCGTAAGCAAAAATCTTGTAGTGCACGCTGACTTTCTTTCGAATGCCGTCAACGATGTCATTGAAAATATCGGTTGCCCTTTCACTGCGACCAAAGCGCAGTGTGGCTCGGCCTTTACGGTCAGCATCGATAGAGGCAACCTCTACAACGCCAACCTGATCACTTCGATTGTGGTCCATCAGTACTGCACCACCGTCATTCAGGCGTTCCAGTCGAACAGCACCGGGCGAATGGTCAAGAACTTCAGTACCGAACCAGCGAGGCACTTCGATTTCAGAGGAAAATGACACATCAACGGTACGCTTCTCTTCGTCAATGCCTCGGCTGGCATCGATGATCATCGAGCGTTCGAAGGATTCCCCTATTTTGATTTCATGTGGCTTTGGACTTGGCATTGGCCTTTTCCTCATCGTCATCTTCTTCCGGCGCTATCGCGGAAAATACTTGTGTTGGTGTAATGCCAAGCTTCAGCATTAATGCGTTTTCTTCAGCAATCTCGTTGAATACATCCTCAGGATCGTCGCCTCGCTCCCGGATGATTTGTGAAAGCGACATGGCTTTAATTTCGTAAAGGATCTTTTTGCTGTTGGCTTCTTTTTGCGGGTCAACCCAATCCCATCGTCGTCCGACAAATTGAGCATCGTAATAGGAGGAAACCGGATGCGGTAAGGCTCCAAACCCACCATTAAAGTGACTCAACGTAACGAAGCGTTTGAACAGTGGCTTAACAAACGTTTTGATCATCCACGTCTGAAGGCTTTTGTAATGTTCCCGGGTATCAAGAGAGCCAACCCGCGCACTGGAGTAGTTCACCCCAGCGAGGTCATTACCTACGGTGTGGTAATCCACACCCCAACCCGAAGAGACCCCTTTCAGGATGCGCTCAACGAACGGGGCAAAGTCACCAGAGGGAAAAGTTGGGTCGAACGATTCAAAATGCAGGTTGCCGATATTTTCAAAGGTACCCGCTTCGGCGTTTAGCATCATGTCACCGGACTCTTCATCACCGGTGTATTCATCGTCCCCTTCAGAACGGAAGAAGCCCATCTTGGCAGCGCCTATCCGAAAGGCCGTGAGCGCTGCTTTTTCTGCCTCACCAAGTTGAAACAAACGACCAAGCGAAGGAGCAACCCAAGGCACACCGCGTTTTTGACCTACAAACAGTTTTCGGAATACATGCAGCATGTTTGAAGCAGGGATACGAGTCCGCTTACCTGAGTATTGGATCTGACTTCCTACACCTGGATGCTGCTTTTCGTAAGTGTCATTAACGTGATAAGCCACGGGGTTGAGGTTATCGTCATACTCAATCCCCATGATGATCGAGTTGTTTCCTCTCTCACTGTTGTAATTGATATCAATTCGGCTTGGCTCGATTAGCTCCGGATACAGTTGACCAGAAGCTCCAACGCGCAGAAAGACAAACGCTTCACCATCTGTTATTTGAGCGGCAACGATTTGCTTTTCGAACTCCACCAGCGAAACTACATCTTCAAATTCACTCCAAAGTGACTCAACCAATTGACGCGCTTTATAGCTGGCTTTGCCTTGTTTCGTTTTGACCTTAGAACGCAGCTTAAATCCAGTCGCCCCAACGATGTTGTCCTGCATCACCTGAATAAGACGAATCACGTAGTCGTTATTTCTGGCTTGCTGACGAGCCCGGGATCGCAGCATTTCCAACTGGTGGTAAATCACTTGGTCGGCGGTGTATGGTGTGGAGTCCCACGATAGCGACATTCGATCAGGATTCCCTGCGTCGTACATACGGCGCATTTCATTCACCACCATGCGCTGAATTGGTGATTTCTTCATGTGGTTACCCTATACATCTGATGGTTCGTGTTCTGACGCCTTGTTCTTTTCGCTCCAACTTCGTTAGTTCTGCTGCGTAGCTGCGACGAAGTGTTTCCATTTCGGTTGGCGACATATTTGTCACGTTCCGTCCGTTAAAACTCAGGGAAGATTTGCCAGAGGTTAAGTTGCCAAGCTGCGCGTTCTGGATGGCGCTTATAGCTTCTACCAACCACGCTTTTCGCGTAGCTTCACTTTCAGTTAGTGCCATCTAAAAACCTTTCATTTTGAATCGACGTCTTGGCTTGGTTTTCGGTTTGTCTTCGACCTCCTCTGCTTCTTGGAGGTGTAAAGCCAAAGCGTCGTAATTTGGATTGAGGATTTCTCGCGCTGCCAGGTTGTAAACTTCCAAGTCGAATGCTTCGTTCCGTTTACGTACTTTCACCCACTCGAGAATGGCGTGCCCTTTGTGGTACCGAGTTCTTCGTTCTTCAGCAGTAAGCTGTTTAAAGAACTCTTCATCAAAACGGTTATCTATCGGGTAGTGGTAATAACCAAAGCCTCTATCAAGAATCTGAAGTCTGGCCATGACCAACTCTTTGCAGGTATCGGTACCGACAGCAAAGAGTTTGATTTTTGCTTTATTGGACGTTGATGGGCGAGAGACTATCGGACGACCAACACCACCAACACCTTTAATGGCAAAGATTCGGCGGCTCTCACGCGACTTAACAAACTTGTACACCTCTTGGGTAAAGTGACCACCGGAGTCGATACAAGTACAAGCGATATGAAGTTTGTTGCCAGATTCATGCTGATAGTTCTGCGAAAGGAACTGGTCGAGTTCTTCCCAAATCTGAGGTTTGGCTAGATCGCCATAGATAATTTTGAAATCAATGCCCCAGCTTTCGTCCCCTTTACCCCATGCTTTCACTTCACATTCGAGTCGGTCATCCTGAACGTCCACCGCACAAGTAAGCACGACACCACCAGCTGGCACATCAGACAGATAGTTTTCCCTGCGTCGGTACAGTTCGTCCGAGTCGAGTTTTTCACCCTGCTCTTCCCATGTTTCACCCAATATGGTGTTCACAAATGTTTTGAGCTTACCGACATCATCCTTAGCCTTTAGCCAGTCCTGCACCAAGCGGCGCCAATCGGTAAATGGTGAATACGCGGACCAAATGTGAAAGCTGACAAATTCAGGAGCGTCGACAGGTTTACCATCGATAGTTGTCCACTCCATACCGTCTTTGGTTGCGAGGTCAGAAAGTCGGTCTCGCCAAATTCCTTTATATTGCTGTGGCATCCATTCCGCATAGGTACCAAGCGCTGCGCAATGAGGACATAAGTAAGCAACACTGGATGGATCTGACTTATCGAATTTCATACCGAAGTCAGCGTCTGGACCACCCCACTGTAAATACTGATATTCGCCACAGTGAGGACAAGGGATCTCATAGCGCATCATGATGCCGCTTTCTTTGCATGCTCTTTCGATCTGGCATTCATGCTTATTCTTTGGTGTAGAACCGCGAATAGATTTGCCAAATACAGAACCTTCTAAACGACGATCACCAAGGAACGTAGGTGCGCCTTCCTTTTCAACATCTGCAGGAAAGGCTGCGAGCTCATCATAGACCACCGTATCTACCGACTTTTCGCGATAGTTCTTAGCAGCAGTTCCACCTAAACACCAAAGTTGTCGACGGTTTGAAAACTTCTTAGTGTCGAGCGTGTTGTCTCGATGTTTCTTTCCGTACCAGGGAGCTAATGCTTTGACGACCGGAACGTCGCGGATCATTGACTCGATATGAGCTTTCATAAAACCTGTCGCTGCAGCATCAGTCGGCTGAAACAATAACTGGTTTCGCTTCTTGTGCTCCAACATGTAGGCAATCGCAGCTTTGAGCATTTGCGAATAACCAACACGGGCTGACTTCATCAGGTTCACGACTCTGATTTCATCGTTCCCCATGCAGTTCAGTATCGCTACCTGAAAGTGCAGAGTCTCCCAACGACCTTCCAAATAAGATGATTCAGCAGATAAAAAGAAGTGCTCATCTGCCCATTCAACTGCAGTCATTGGCATTGGACGCCAGAAGGTGGCGAGTCCTTTTTTCACTGCAGCTTGAAAGTTACTCAGTTGTTTCTCGGATATAGTCATTTAATATCTCAGGCAAAGATCTTTCTAACCGGCTTAATGTATTCAGAGCTTTGGCCAACTCGCGCTTAATATTCTCGGTCTGAATCGTCGTAAGCTCTGGATGCTTTCGGATGATATTCAAAGGCAAACTATCGATAACCCCTGATGCTTCGGCTGAAACTTTGGCTAATGCGTATGTAGCAAAATCTACAGGCACCACTTCCTGTGTCGCGATTTCGTTTTTGAGTTCCTGACTATCGGCTTGAGCTTTCGTTAATCGGTAGCGCTCGTACTCCAGGCAACCTTCATCCGGATCTTGCTGTTCGGTGTGCTTAGGTTGGTGTTTCTCGACTTCATTTTGCTTGCGGTTGTAAAGCACATCAGCAACGGTGAAATAGACCGACCTCCCCACCTTAGCAACCGGCTTCACGCCCCACTTGTCAAAGGCTTGAACACTAATGCCAAGACTCTCAGCCATGGTGGATTTATTGAGCCAATGAGGTTCGACTTTTGACGCTGTTTTGATCATCGACATTTAAACAACAACCTCGATTCAAAAAATTTCATAAATAGAGAAACGTCGGGCATCGAAACACCCGCAAGAGGCCCGACGGGGAAGGACCCACTTCAGTTGACTCACCTCGCCGTTGCCAAGGCGTGGTTAATGGCTTGCTTGGCTCGACGAGTAGCATTCATGCGCACCACACGTTCGGATGTAGAATGGAAGTCAAGCACTCGCTTTCGCTGTTGTGAATTATCAGCAAAGAGCACCCATGGATAAGCCCAGCCGCGCTCCTCCTTCCAAATGCCAGGAGTCAAATTAGGGTGACCGTTACGGATCAAGAAGTAGGTATAGCGAGCCCTGCCTTTCTTCACACGGGTATTACGGTTAGTGTTCTGCCATCGGTCATGCTGATGACCGATGTTCGATAGCGCCTTATTCATCTGGGCGCCTGACCAGTTCCCGTAGCGATTCAACTTAGTTCTACGACCCGGAATGAGCCTCTGCGAACGTTTGAGCACTCCACGTCGCTGCAATAGTTTTTCACTACGCTTAAGGTGAGCAGGTCCACCAGTGGCGTTGGGCGCTAGGTAGTCGGCAGGTGGCGTCCCCTTGGAAGCCTCATTACGAACAAAGGTTCTTGCCGCCATGCTTGATTTCTTGGCGGGCGCAATGCCAACGCTATTAAGGGTAAACCTCGTCGGATTATCGAGCTTACGCTTCATCTCACTGATGAACGCAGGCTTTACATCTTCGTAAGCCAACGAGTTGATTGTACGCACCATGGCGTATTTCATTTGATTACCAAGCCTGGAGAATTGCTTACCCAGCAATTGGTCGACATTATCGAGTGCAACATTTATTTGCATGCATCCTCCAAAGGTTGGCCGGCGGTCACTTTCGCTTAACCGTTAATGTGTTTCTCAACTACAGCAACCAAACGATCATCCGTATCTGTCTTTGTGTTCTTGGCGTGCGATTTAGCAACAGTTAGTAATACTTCGGTGACTGCTTCGGGGCTTAGTAGCTTTGCAGCCCAATAACCGATCAGGCTCTTAGCTAAAGAGAGTAGAAATATTTTCATCAGGCTTCCTCCATCGTTAATATTTCCATTGGAAAATTCTTTTTGAAATCATCGACTGTGCCAGCACCCAAGTGGGTGTTGTAGTGGTCTTTCCAATACTTAGCTAAGCCATCGAGGTCACCGGCTTTTGGTAGTGCCTCTTTCACTCGCAAGTAGTGCACTCGGCACATAGCAATGGCGAACGTTAGGTTAGTCACTAGCTGGCTTACATCTGGACGCATGTCCTCATCCAAGCTTTCCATACTGGCCAGCTCAGTGAGCTTATTCGCCAGACTGCGGCGATAAGCAAGGAAGTTGTCCCAAATGTCTTTGTAGGTAGCAGGTTCCATTTGAATCAAACCAAGTGCAGGACCACCACCAACTTGCTTAATGAAATGACCATTACTTTCCTGGTAAATGGTACCGACAATCAACTGTTCGGCAGCTCGGCTATAAAGCCCCAATCGTTTTAGCCAAGGGCGAACAATCAAAGTGGTTAACTGTTTAGCATCCATCAAGCTCTCTCCCGTTCTTGCCGCTTCTTATCGAAATGAACGTAAATATCAAAGACAAGACGGCCAGCAATAACTAGCAAGCCACCTAAAGAAATTAAATTAGCGAGGGTAATATCCGGAGAAGAAGCAGCGCTCTCAGCAGCTTGTTGGGCTTTTGCTGCCACTTCATTACTGAAAAAGCTAACGCCACCACCTCCACCGTAAGCAATTAAACGGCCTTTGAAGTCGTGCAGCTTGAGCCACACTTCAGAAAAACAGAATGACATCAGCTCTCTCGACTCAAATTTCAGGCATAAAAAAACCGCCAAAAAGGCGGCTTTCAGAATTCATGTGTATTTATCCATACTGGATATTTGCATAGTAATTTGACAGATTCTGTTTTTCAACCCCAATCCTAAAGAGTTTTTGACATAGCGAGTCATAGCCCAGCAATATCGTTCTGATGGACTCAATATGAGGTTGGATAACATCGAAATTGGATTGATAGTAACGCTTGCGCTTTTTCTTATACGTTTCGGAGTTAACCTGGTTAGCCACACAATCATGATCCACCAACGTATCTATGAGCGCGGTTCGACTTGCTACAGGCTTG